ATGATTTTACAATTTGGCGAGTTTATCGCTGAAAAACGCAAAGAACAGGGGATCTCCCTGCGGGGCATGGCGGATGAACTTGGCATAACTCCAGCATACCTGTCAGACATCGAGAAAAGCAGACGAAACCCGCCTGACATTGACACGTTGGAGAAAATCGCTGCTTTACTGAAACTGCCCTCCGAAGAAAAGAATACCATGCTGGATTATGCGGGTAAGGACCGAAAGCAGATTGCACCCGACCTTCCCGATTATATCATGGACATGCCTGCCGCGAGAACAGCTCTTAGAAAGGCCCGGGACAAAGGAAAGGAAGATGACTTCTGGCACGAAGTTGTCAAGAAATTAGATGAGGATGAATAGTCTATGGCTAATGAAAAAAAGAAGCTGTTCGAAAAGCTGATTGACAAGACCTGCTACGATTCTATGTACAAAGCCGTGTCAGAGCACATCAGCGACAATTATAAAGATCTTGGCCTGGCTGAAAGATCAAACATTATAGAGGAAGTCCACGATGCGTCTCTTGACGATATGGAGATCCAAAGGCTTGGCAATATCGAGCAGGATGACGATGCTGTGAAGTTTGATGTGGTAGTAAGCTGCGAAATCGAGATTGAGGAAACAGTAAGGCGTGACCGGCAGGTCGATTCGGCAAGTCAGTGGTTTACATTATCCTGCAGCGCAGTGCTTGACGGGGATCTGCAAAACTTCAAGGTTAGCAATATTGATGTCTACAGTCGATAGGAGGTTCTGAATGAAATTGACCAAAAACCTGGTCCCATATATTAGCAAAAACCAATTTGACGATGTGGCAACGGAATTTTTACATAAATACTGCCCGGAAGCCCTACTCTCACCAATGCCAGTGCCAATTGAATCAATCGCCCGTGACAAGATGAAACTAACTGTCGAACATGTCAGCATCACGGAGGATTTCAGTGTTTACGGACAGATATTCTTCACAGACGGGATCGCGGCAATCTACATGAAGGATACTGACGAGTATGTAAGAAAAGAAGTGAAAAAAGGGACTGTCTTTATTGACGAGGACGTTTTCTTCCTGCGAAACATGGGCTGTGTTCGCAACACTCTAGCCCATGAGTGCCTGCACTGGTTTAAACACAAGCTCTACCATAACCTGCAAAACCTATACAGGAATGAGCTGGCGGTAGCCAGCAGATGCCCTACCGAAGAAAAATCCGAGGCTTTCAATAAGGAGTGGACTGAGGAGGACTGGATGGAGTGGCAGGCCAATGGCATTGCCCCGAAAATCCTGATGCCCCGGGATATGTTTCGCGCAAAAGCAGAAGATTTATTTGCTGAAAGCCCAAAATTAAGGATAGTTGGAAATCGTGAAGTACTAATTAATGAGTGGATTGTTATCAATATTGCAGATTATTTCAAAGTATCAAAGCAGTCAGCAGAAATACGATTAAAAGAGTTAGGTTATTGCGTTGTGAGTTAATGGCCGTATACCCACAGCGTATATATTTTTACCCTTCTGTTAGCAAATCAGCCTTAAGGACGAAGTTTATTGATTTTGGAGGTGGTGTCCTATGATTGTATATAGATATATTTTTTTACCTTAATGTAAGCAGATTAGCCAAAAAAACAGAATTGAGAAAGGAGGTCACCAAAATGAACAAATCAAATAATAACCAAACATCTAAGCCTGTAGCCACAAAAGCTTCATCACTTTTAAGAGATGGCAGAACAAGTGCAAAGACCAAGTCAGTTGCAGCAAGCGCTTTATCACAAACAAGACCAAGCCCAAAGAAAAAATAAGAGAGGAGATTCTATGGATGAAGTTGTAAAATGCCCAGTTTGTAAAAAGAGGATTTTCGACCTAGAGTGGCACGACAAAACAGCAGTTAAAATCAAATGCATCCATTGCAGAAAAGTTGTTGCCATCGAGAGGGCAAAGGAATAAATAGAATAACAGTTTAACGTACCGAGCAGTGGAGCCTGAAATATGTGCTACCAAATAGCCGGATGTGACCTTAAGAGATTAAGGCCGCATCCGGCTATTTTTTTGTCCCCAAAAACCAGGAGGAGGAAAAATAGCATGAAAATTAAGTACCAATTTTTAACCGGTGAAATTATTGAGATTGAAGTACCTGCTGGCATCGGAGAGGTTTCCATCTCTATAGACAAGGATATTTATAACAGCAACCGTAGGGAAACACGGCGACACAATTATATCAATGAAAAGGAGGAACAAGGGGTCCAGTTCCCTGATGACAGCAAGGACATACCTGCCATATTGGAACAGCAACAAATAAATAAGGCCCTTTATGCTGCCTTGGACAAGCTTCTTCCCAAACAGAAGGAGCTTATTATCTCGGTTTTTTATGAAGAGAGGTCTTTAACCGACATCGCCCGTGAGGAGGGTGTCACTGAAGGTGCAATAAGAAACCGTCTCAGGAAGATTTACAAAAAGCTGAAAACATTTTTGGACTGAGGGGGTACGATTCCACCTTTCCCGTGGCTTATCTATGAGGGCATTAATACAGCCTTCCAAATCAGCTTAAAGGAGGTGGATACCGTGCAAACCATCAGAATCACGATTACAAGCGCCGATCCGGCAAAAATTGTTTTAACGGAAGGCGCTCCCAGGAAACGGGATGTCATCGCCAAGCTGGCGCTTCTTCTTAAAAAGCTTCAGATGGAAAAGGAGGAGGGAAAGCAGTGATGCTGTGTAAATGCGAAGAAAGAGAGGTGCGGAATTAATGAGCAAAATTCAACTGGCGCTCAATGTGTTTGAAGATTTAAAGCAACTGGCGGGAAGCCTGGAATCGCTGATCAAGGCCATTGAAACAGAAGAAGAAACAGATTCCACAGATGAAAAGCCAATCACGATTGAAAAAGTGCGTGCGGTCCTAGCTGAAAAATCCCAGTCAGGGAAACAGCCGGAGGTAAAGGCTTTGATTACGAAATACGGAGCCAAAAAGCTAACCGATATCGACCCGGCTTGCTATAAGGAGCTGCTCCGGGAAGCGGAGGTGTTGTAGTGGGAGCACACGCACTGTTATCCGCCTCCAGCTCCCACCGTTGGCTTCACTGTGCTCCGTCAGCAAGACTCGAGGAGCAGTTTGAGAATACAACCAGTGTGTTTGCGGCCGAGGGTACAGCTGCTCATGAGTTGTCAGAGCACAAGCTTAGATTATATATGGGCCAGAAAAGCAAAAGACCGGTTAGCGAGTTCGACAGCGATCAGCTAGATTACTACACCGGCATTTATGTGGATTTCGCAACCGAGCTTATAACTGAAGTGAGAGCCACCTGTAATGATCCCATAATTATGATCGAACAAAAGCTTGATTACTCCTGTTATGTTGCTGAGGGATTTGGAACTGGTGACCTAGTGATTATCGCTGATGCCACCTTAGATATAGTTGACCTGAAGTACGGCAAGGGTGTGGCGGTATCTGCCGAAGATAATCCTCAAATGAAGCTGTATGCTCTGGGAGCATTAGCGCTCTTTGACAGTTTGTATGATATTCAAACGGTGCGAATGACCATCTGTCAACCACGCCTTGAGAATATCTCAACTTATGAAGTGTCAGCGGACGAGCTTTCAGGATGGGCTGAAGCAGAACTTCGACCAAAAGCAGTACTGGCATTTAAAGGTCAAGGAGAGTTCCTGCCGGGAGAGCATTGCAGGTTTTGTAGAGCAAGACAGACCTGTAGGGCAAGAGCTGATGAACATTTATCACTTGCTAGGCATGACTTTAAGCTCCCCGCACTGCTATCTGATGACGAGGTTGCAGAGGTGCTATCCGTTGCAGATAGATTATCCACCTGGGCGGCAGATGTTTATGCCTACGCTACCGACCTGGCAATCCGATCGGGTAAGACGTGGCAAGGCTACAAGCTGGTTGCGGGGCGAAGTAACCGGAAATACACCAGTGAAAGCGCTGTTGTTAAAGCTGCAACCGCAGCAGGTTACACCGATATTTACAGGCAATCCCTGATCGGGATTACCGATATGGAAAAGCTGCTAGGCAAAAAGACGTTTAAGGAGTTGATTTCAGGCCTGGTTGAAAAGCCGGAGGGCAAACCAACCCTGGTTCCACTTTCAGATAAAAGACAACTAATCACACTAAACAATACGGCAGAAGCCGATTTTAAGGAGGAAATGTAACTATGGAAAACACGACAAAAGTAGTAACCGGCAAGGTTAGATTCAGCTATGCAAACATATGGGAACCCAAATCAATCAACGGTGGCGATGAGAAGTACAGCGTATCCCTTATTATCCCTAAATCAGATGCTAAGACAATCACTGAAATTAAGGCGGCAATTGAGCAGGCCAAGCAGGATGGAAAGGGCAAGTTTGGTGGCAAGGTTCCAGCCAGCTTAAAGCTTCCACTTCGTGATGGTAACGTGGATAGGGCCGATGATGAAGCCTACAAGGATAGCTACTTCATTAATGCCAACAGCAAGGACAGACCCGGCATCGTGGATAAAAACGTAAAACCAATTCTCGACCAAAACGAACTATATAGCGGCTGCTATGGCAGAGCCAGCATCACCTTTTATGCCTTCAATCAGAATGGCAACAAGGGCATAGCCTGCGGCCTTCAAAACCTGCAAAAGCTTGCTGAGGGTGAGCCACTTAGCGGTCGCAGCAGAGCTGAGGACGATTTCACCACTGCTGATGACGATGACTTTTTAGCCTAATGAGAACTCTCGGTATAGACATAGAAACCTACAGCGAAGTAGACCTCACCAAGTGTGGGGTCTATGCCTACGCTGCCAGCCCAAGCTTTGAAATTCTGTTATTTGCTTATGCCTATGATGATAACGTGGTTCAGATTGTAGACCTGGCAAGCGGCGAGCAAATACCGGGGGAAGTTATAAAGGACCTAACAGAGGACAGCATGATCAAAACTGCCTTTAACGCCCAGTTCGAGAGAACTTGCCTGGCATCATATCTAAAGCAATCTCTATCCGCTGTAGGCTGGCAATGTACGGCGGTTCAGGCGGCAATGCTCGGATTACCATTATCACTTGATGGGGTAGCACAAGTATTGGGATTAGCGCAGCAGAAAATGCGTGAGGGCAAGGACTTAATCCGATACTTCTCCATTCCCTGTAAAGAGACCAAACTTAATGGCGGCCGGACTCGCAATCTGCCTGGCCAGGCACCCGAGAAATGGGAGCTTTTCAAGACTTACTGTATTAGGGATGTCGAAGTGGAGCGGGCCATAAGAATGAAAATTAAGAGCTATCCCATCAGCCAAAATGAGCAGAAACTATATATCCTCGATCAACAAATCAATGATCGGGGAGTGCTTATAGATAAAACCTTAGTAGAGCAAGCCATCGCCTGCGACAAGCTGAATAAAGATGAAACCTTCTCCGCGGCACAGGTATTGACCGGACTGGATAACCCAAACTCCGTGGCGCAGCTAAAGGAATGGCTGCTTGAAAATGGCGTTGAGGTAGAAAGCTTATCGAAAAAAGCAGTTGCAGATCTGGCTAAAGAATCTGATGGCGAGGTGGAGCGATTACTTAATCTACGATTACAGCTTGCCAAAACCTCAATTAAGAAATATGAGGCCATGGAGCGTGCAGTATGCCCTGATGGCAGAGTTCGGGGGCTGCTTCAATTCTATGGAGCGAACCGCACCGGTCGCTGGGCAGGTAGACTCGTCCAGGTTCAGAATCTACCCCAGAATCATCTTATGGATTTGACCCTTGCCAGGAATATGGTGAGGAGTGGGCGCTTTGATGATCTGGAACTGCTGTTTGAAAGCGTACCCAACCTGCTCTCGGAACTAATAAGGACAGCCTTTGTTCCAAGGCCAAACCACAGATTTATTGTAGCCGACTTTAGTGCGATTGAAGCCAGGGTTATAGCGTGGCTAGCAGGCGAGAAGTGGCGTATGGATGTGTTTGCAACCCATGGCAAAATCTATGAAGCATCGGCGAGCCAGATGTTTAAAGTACCAATTGAGGAGGTTACAAAAGGATCTCCGCTCCGGCAAAAGGGCAAGATTTCGGAGCTGGCGCTTGGCTACGGCGGCAGTGTCGGAGCTTTAATCGCCATGGGCGCACTGGACATGGGGGTTGCCGAGGAAGAACTACACCCCCTCGTTATGGCCTGGCGAACGGCCAACCCTAACATCACCAGGCTATGGTGGGAGATTGACCGGGTAGCTATAAAGGCGGTTAAGGAAAAATCTCCCGGAGCAGTCGGTAGGATACATTTTCAGTTCATCAGTGGCATTCTCTTTGTTACATTGCCCTCTGGCCGCAAGTTATCCTATATAAAACCCAGAATCGAGATCAACAAATTCGGACGAGAGGGCATCACCTATGAGGGCATAGGTGTAGGTAAACACTGGTGCAGGATTGATACCTATGGTCCAAAGCTGGTTGAGAATATCGTGCAGGCAACCGCCAGAGATCTGCTCGCTGCAGCAATGCTGTCGGTAGACAGAGCAGGTTATCAAATAGTGATGCATGTGCATGATGAAATTATTGTAGAAGCACCAACTGAGCAGGGTTCGATTGAGGAGTTATGCGACCTGATGTCCATAGCGCCATCCTGGGCTGAAGGTCTGCCCCTGCGTGCGGACGGTTATGAGTGTGAATATTATAGAAAGGACTGAGGTGCGGCAATGGATCAGATAAACCATCCAGAGCATTACACCGCCGGAGGCATTGAATGCGTTGATGCAATAAAGGCCAGCATGACCATGCCGGAATTTGAAGGCTATTTAAAAGGAAACTGCATTAAATACCTGTGGAGATACAAGCACAAGGGCGGCATCGAGAGTTTATTCAAATGCGAGTGGTATTTAATCAGGCTGATCAATGAGCTGCAGGGGCGGGGAAAATGAAAAAACGGATGACCCTTTGTGGTCGATGCTACAACAGACTAAAAACAGAAGTCCAGTTTAAAGAGCTGATATTCACGACTTCAAATATAAAATGCGGCTACTGCAACGAGTGCAATAAAAAGACGATGGTTGAAATTTATGAAAGTGGAACCAGGGTTGGTTTGCCCTCCGGCTTTTCAACCAGGCCTGAAATCAACTCCTTAAACGTCTTTTTG